CATCCCTGCACCAAGTGGGCACTGGAGAGTATCCATAATGCCTACTGGTTAATCAAGTGGGGATTGAACTTGTCTGATGAATACTGCCTGCGGTATAATAAAACTCACTCCTGCTACAAAACCCTTGTGGATGCATACTACTTGTTTCCTAAGGGTAAGATTACAGAAGTGACTCCATTTGCTCGTGCTATGCCTGAGGAATGGAAGTTTGACGACACTATTGATACATTTGAAGCATACAAAAGATACATTGCATCCAAACCTTGGGTTGCTGATAACTATCTCCGTATGCCAGAAAGAAAACCTAATTGGATTTGATTATGGCAAGTGAATTTCTTTTTGTGGAAAAATATCGTCCTCAAGTGATTGATGACTGTATTTTGCCCGATGACACTAAAAAAACATTTAAGGAGTTTGTAGCGAAAGGTGAGATTCCAAATCTCCTTCTTGCAGGACCTCCTGGTATTGGTAAAACTACAATCGCAAAAGCATTATGTAATGAATTGGGGGCAGATTATTATGTCATCAATGGATCCGACGAAGGGCGTTTCCTGGATACTGTACGGAACCAAGCAAAGAACTTTGCTTCGACCGTCTCACTTACGGGATCTGCTAAACACAAAGTCATTATCATCGATGAAGCTGATAACACAGGGAACGATGTACAACTCCTACTACGGGCGAATATTGAGGCATTTTATAATAACTGTCGATTCATCTTCACCTGTAACTACAAGAACAAGATTATTGAACCTCTTCACTCCCGATGTGCCGTCATCGACTTCACCATCAAAGGGAAGCAAAGAGTTCAACTTGCAGGTAGTTTCTTCCAACGACTTCAATCAATCTTGGATGCGGAAAAGATTGAATATGATCAAAAAGTCGTTGCGGAACTTGTATCAAAACACTTCCCAGACTTTCGTAGGGTCCTCAACGAATGCCAGAGATATTCTACAGGAGGAAAAATCGACTCGGGCATTCTTGCATCTTTCTCAGACATCTCTGTAAATGAACTTATTAAAAATCTCAAGGATAAAAACTTTCCTGAAGTCCGAAAGTGGGTGGTCTCCAACTTGGACAACGATGCTTCTAGTCTTCTTCGCAGGATTTATGACGCCTCTTACGATTGCCTTGTTCCCGCATCTATCCCTGCTGCCGTTCTTGTTATTGCTAAGTATCAATACCAATGTGCGTTCGTGGCTGACCAAGAAGTAAATCTTCTTGCTGCATTAACTGAAATTATGTGTGAGTGTGAATTCAAATGAAAACAGTCACTAAAGATACAATTTTTGAATATGGAACTTTTCAAGACAGAATTGATTCTTTTGATGACAATAATGAAAGCGAAATATTTGTAAAATTTCTTCGCAATAAATATCCCGACCAATGTAAAATTGTCACAAAACCTTTTGGTAAGTATGGTGTAGATATTGGTGTTTATTTTGATAACCAACTTAAATGTGCTTTTGATCTTGAAAGGTGCAAAACTTGGAAAGATGATTGGCCATCTAATTGGAGATGCTTAAGTTTTTTGGATAGAAAATCTAAGTATCTTGAATATCCTGAATTTGGAATGGTGTGGTTTAATAATAATCTAACCAAGTTTGCTATTGCTTGGAAAAATGATATTTTAAAGTTTCCAGTTACTGATAGAAACTTACCAAATGGTCAAATTGATAAAGTTAGAAAAGTTGACTTTAAATATGGTAAACTATATGGATCTTCTTTCAGTCCTATTGAAATTGAAAAATTTAAAAATCGTATAAAGTTTGATTTAAAATGAAATCTCTTAAGACGCCATTGCGCTACCCAGGAGGTAAGTCTCGTGCCTGTGAAAAGATTGGATCATATTTTCCAGACCTTCGTGACTATAGTGAATTTCGTGAACCATTTCTTGGTGGTGGAAGTGTTGCGATTTATATCACGAAGAAGTATCCCAACCTAGATATTTGGGTGAATGATCTTTATGAACCTCTGGTAAACTTCTGGCAACAACTCCAGATGTTTGGATATGATTTAAAAAGTGAACTTGTTGATTTAAAAAACGCAAATAATACCCCAGACAAAGCAAGAGAACTTTTCCTTCAATCAAAGGAACGGATCAATGACAAAACCGTGTCAAATTTTGATCGTGCTGTGGCTTTCTATGTTGTCAATAAGTGTTCTTTCAGTGGTCTCACAGAGAGTTCATCATTTTCGCAGCAAGCATCTAATTCCAATTTCTCTATGCGAGGTATCGAAAAACTGCTTGCGTATTCTTCGTTAATTTCTAAATGGCGTATAACTAATTACTCATACGATTATCTTCTGGATGGAGACACTACTGCTTTTGTGTATCTCGATCCTCCTTATGACATTAAGGATAATCTCTATGGGAGAAAGGGATCAATGCACAAAGGATTTGATCACGATAAGTTTGCTGCTGATTGTGATTTTCATTATCCTATGCATCAACTGATTAGTTACAACTCAGACCAACTTGTAAAAAACCGATTCAAGAATTGGAACGCTGCCGAGTTTGATCTTACTTATACTATGCGTTCAGTTGGTGAATATATGCGTGAACAAAAACAACGTAAAGAACTTCTGCTTTTTAATTATGGAATTGAAGGACTGGTTAAACTCAATTAATTTTACAAAAGAAAATTTGATGGATGATCCATCAATAGTAAAAGAGTATTCTCCTTACATTATTAATAGATGTTTATCTGGTCATATAGATTGTGTTCTATTTGTAAATGAAATGAATATGAACCATCACCTAGATAAAGATCTGCAATATTCTTTTTATCTAAATAGTTTGAGGAAAAAGAAGAGATTTTCTCCTTGGCTCCGAAAGGATAAGGTCACGGACTTAGAATGTATAAAACAATACTATGGTTATAGTAATGAAAAAGCATTTCAAGCTCTAAAAATCCTGACAAAAGAACAAATTAATTTTATTAAAAAAAGACTTGACATTGGAGGATCAAAATGACTACTACGGTAGAACCTACGGTTGATTGGTCGCAAGACCAAATGGTGGAGGTAATTCTTAATGAACCAGACGATTTCCTCAAGGTTCGTGAGACTTTGACCAGAATTGGAGTTGCATCGCGCAAAGAGAAAAAACTCTATCAGTCTTGCCATATTTTACATAAACAAGGCAAATATTACATTGTTCATTTTAAAGAACTATTTGCACTGGACGGTAAACATGCAAATCTTACCGTAAATGATGTTCAGAGACGAAATCGTATTGTTCGTTTACTTGCCGATTGGGGACTTATTACCGTTCTAAATCAAGATAAAGTTTCTGATATTGCACCTCTGAACCAAATTAAAGTTCTTGCATATAAGGATAAAGGTGATTGGATTCTAGAACAAAAGTATAACATCGGTAAAAAAGGAAAAGCAGTAGAAACCGAATAAATAGTTGAGTGCCATTCGTGCGGCACTCTACAAAAGTCGGAACACCCTAAAAAGAGGTTCGGTTTTACCGATACCTCTTTTTTTCGTTTCTTGTATAATTAGTAATGGATGCCGAAAGGGTCCACACAATACAAACTCGCTTTTAAAGGAGCTACCATAATGACTAACCTTGTAACTTCACGGTTTACACATGCAGATCTTCCTGCTTTGATGGATAGAATCGCACGCAATAGTATTGGAATGGATGAATATTTTGATCGTCTATTCAATCTTCATGAAACCACTACTAACTATCCACCATACAACTTAGTTCAAGTCAGCAATGTAGAATCACGACTTGAACTTGCTCTTGCTGGATTTAGAAAGAAGGAGGTTTATGTCTACACACAAGATGGTAAACTCTTTGTTGAAGGCCAAAAAGAAGATAAAGAAACGGAGTCCAACTATCTCCACAAAGGTTTGGCTCAACGGAGTTTTAAGAGAGCGTGGACGCTCTCTGATGATACGGAAGTTAGATCAGTTGATTTTGAGGATGGGCTTTTGAATATTACTCTTGGTAGAATTGTTCCTGACCATCATAAACGAAAGGATTATCTCTAAATAAAAATAAAAAATGAAATCTTTCGACGAGTTCAAAACAATCGCATATAAGAATTCTATTCCTCACACTGTTTATTCTGGAGGAAAGCAAAAAAACATTCCAAAAGGAAAAGCAGTTCCGGTAAGAAGTCGATCAAGTGCGGGTGGCAATGGGGATGGTGGAGATGGTGGAGAATAAATAGTAATTGAATATCGTCGGCGCGAGGAGCACCTGGCAAAATCCAGGTTGACTCCTCCTTTTTTTATTGGTAGAATGCTAAGAGGTATGGAGCAACGATGACTGTAAAACTTGCAATTTTAAAATCTGGCGAAGACATTATCGCGGATATACAAGAAATGGTGGTTGAAGATAAAGTAGTTGGTTATATCTTCAATAAACCATGCAGTATTAAAATGAAATCAAGTGAAGAAAAGGAATCTGTTGAAACAAATTCTGTTAAAATAAGATTGGTTCCTTGGATTCTTCTTACTAAAGATACTAGAGTTCCTGTATCTTTAGATTGGG